AGTTCTTCAGCAGCCGTTTTACAGAAGTCTGGCATAGTCGATTTCTTAATAGGAACGCCCATAATTTTATGCTTCATGTGGTCAAGCGGATATAACGAACCTTCACTATCGATAATATTACCGATATACAACTTCTTTGCAAAACAGAACATGTTTTTGAAGATATTTTCACGGTTGAAATTAATCTTATTGACCGTATGGAACTGCTTGGCTCGAATGTCGAGAATCTTATCGAAGAAACGCTGGAACACGTCCTCGCATTTCTGGAAATAGCTTCGATATTCCTCTTCGTTCGTAATCTGCAAACCAGATTCCATCAAACGCTTCTTTAGCTCAATAATCGAAAAATAAACTGAGTCCGTATCATTATGGACCGCACAGACATCGCGACCTTTCACGACAAGAGGACTCATGTCGTTCATTTGAAATTTATCAATCTTTACATCTAATGCTTTCTTAAATTCCATCTTAATCCTCAATACCGAGAAGGTCAGTGTCCTTGTTGAATTCGTAAGCGTAGATTTCCATTTCGTCATTACCGCGAAGAACAGTAATCTTTTCATAGAAATCGTACTTATATGTCTTTTCTTCCGTAATGATGGAAACTGTCGAGAATTCCTTGACAACATCCTTGAGCAAGAACGGAGAAACATAGTATTCATTGAGATTCTTGGTCAACCAGTCTCTCAAAGTGACACGAGCGCAACGGCAAATAGCACGAGCAACGTCAGGGTCATACAAAGCGAAACTGTTAGCAAGAGAAACACCGTAAACCGAGTTAATGATGAGCTTCTTGGTCATCTGTCGGTTATGATACAAATGTTCACCAGCTTTATCGCCTTTCTTGTGACATTCCTTTTCCTTATTCTTATATACCTTACGTTCTGCAAACACCTGCTTGACAACGTTCGGAAGAATACCGTCATCACGGTTATAGAAACCAAGTTCTGCAACGTCTGTCGGAATAACCTCACCGGATTCAATCTGTTCCTTAGTCGGATGAACAACCTTCAATTCCGGAGAGATATGGAATTCCATAATGTGGTGCGGATATGACGAGGTAATATCGAAAGACATACAATCGTCATGTCGACCAGGGAAGTCATAACAATAACCTGCCTTTACCTGGAATTCTGGGAACGGATGAGGATCCTTCTTATACGCTTCCCATGCGGCAAGGAAATCCTTTTCAGTTTTCCAATGCTCGAATCTTCTCTGTCCGACAAGTCGCTTGATTGTATCGTAATCATACTTTCCTTCAGACTGAGCTTCCTTATAAGCATCATAGAAAACACGGAACTTACAATAGTCCTTATAACGCTTTGCACCCGGTTCCCATTCAGTGTTCTGGAAATAATCGTTTCCGTCCTTATCTTTTACGATATAGCAACGTTCATTTCTCCACCAGTCAACATGATGGTCTTCACGGTCATTCAAAACACGGTTGGTCTTATGTAAGAATTTTAAGATATAACCAGTAGTCGTCGGAACCTTCTGTTCAACCTTATCGAGAGTAACAAGGCAATCGAATGCATATTCAATAATAAGGTCGAAGAGCTTGTTTTTCTTTTCAAGGTCGACCATAATCATAACGTCCTTTCTGTTATACTTCAGGAAGTTATTACCGTCAATCTTGTAGGTTTCAGAAATTGCACCGCTATATTCCAACTTTTGGTCATTTAATTCGAGGTTGGCAACATAGTTAAGGGAATACGAAGAAAGAGGCGGATGAGATCCGAAGACTTCGTACAGTTTCATGTAGTCAAGAGAATACAAACCAGGAATCGTGTACTTCGTTCCAAGTTCAACGTTTTCCATCTTGCGGTCAGTAATCTTTTCAGCCACAGGCATCATGCCGAGAGGAGACAGATTCTTTTCCCATTCAACCTTGATGTCGTATTTCTCTCTGAGAACTTCACAACGACGCATGATATAGGGAATATCGTATGCGAGCGAGTTCCAACCTGTAATGATGTCAAAATGATTATTGGCGAACCACTTAATCCATTCACGGATAAGTACCATTTCTGACTTACAGTACGTATAATTCGGTAAATCCTTCGGGTCATCTGTATATCTGATTGTGCTCCAGGTATAAGATTGACCAGTCTTTGTAGAATAACAAGTAATGGCGTTAATTGGCCACTGAGCTATTTCAGGAGACGGGAAGTCATATGAAACAAAACAGCTATCATCGTAGGGAAGCCATTTCTGAACTTCAATGTCATAAACAAAATACTTGTCATGGTCAAACTTCATATCGAAATCAATAAGACTGATGTCGAGAGTTTTCTTGGTTTTCTTTTCGCAGACCTTAATCAATGTTTCGTCATAATACTTACTTCCTGACGCAACTTCAATATCGAAGAAACAGATATTCCATTTGCTCATATCAACTTGGAGTTCTTCGTTATCGTATAGTTGGTGCATGTATTTGACTTCTGGACGCAAATTACCTTCACATACGCCTCTAAGACCCATAAGGGAATTACGGTCACTATAATCGAACCGTATCATCGGTGTCTTGTGAATGTCAGTAATATTGCTCTTCTTTGAAGGATCCGGCCTGTAGCACCAGTTATGAAATTCAACTTCTTTAAAATCAATATCATCTTGGGCTTTAAAATAGAGCTTTTGTTTTTTAAAGTCCCAGTAACAATTCTTAAATCCACTCATAGTATCAAATATAGAAAAAACCTACAAACGATTAAGTTTGTAGGTCTTTTTGTTCCAAATTTCTTCAATTATGCATTCAACGTCTTGATGAAGGTCTGCATGTCCTGGAAAGCCTGGAGGTAACCAGCCTTGAATTCAGCCTTTTCAGCCGGAACTTCGGTCTTGCGGACTTCATCGATCTTTGCGACCACGATTTGCTTGATTGCACGGAGGTTGTTAACAACAACGTCTTCGGCGTCAACTGCATCATTAAAGTTATTAGCATTAGTCATCATAATTTGTTTTCCTTTATCGTTTAGTTAACCATATGTTATAGGTTCTTGTGTCTTCTTTTTGTGTCTTCGCATTGTCAGGAATCATAGATTGATATTCTTCCGGAATTTCAGAAAAATCTGGAGCTTGCTCATACTGTTTCCACACATTGGTATTGGCAATAGCATTGGCTATTTCCGGCATACCTTCTGTAGCTTCTTCAATATCAAGCGGAAGTCTTCTCTTTCTGCTGTACTCTGGTATCATATCTAAATTTTATCCTTCCTTTACTCATATCATAGATGTTAACACCGATGAGGCATTTATCACCTGGAGTGATATGAATATGCTTAACACGAATTTTACCAGATATTGTGCAGAGCACTCTCTGGCCGTTTTCGAGTTCTACGTCAAACATCGCATTAGGGCGGGCTTCTAAAACCGTGCCGATAACATCGACTTCTGACAAGTTTTGTTTTTCTGCTTTATCTTTTTTATTAGTTTTAATTTTTTTCATGTTAATTCGCAGCTGTTTCAAGCTCAGCATTAGTGGTCGGGTTTTCTTCAGCAGATGGCATTTCAAAAGTTGATTCTCCGTCAGCAACGACTTCGAATTCTTCTACAGGTTCATTAGATTCTTCAATTTTTTGCTGTGCTTCTTTCTTTTCTTCAGATAGCTTTTTAATTCTTTCACTATTGGCCTGCACCAAAGCAAGGCGTTTAGCACCTTCGTCAACCTGGACGGAGGATTGCTTTGTAAGCGTGCTTCCCAATTCACTCAGATCTGCGGTTTCGAGCATTGCATCGAGGTTAGCTTTCTTTTGTTTCAAGATTTCTTCTTCAGATTTCGCAGGTTCTGCTTTTTTAACAACTCTGGGCTTCGTTACTTGTGGTGCTGCAGCAGCTTCAGCAACTTTTTCAGTTTTTGCTACTACGGGCTTTTTCTTAACAACAGTCTTCTTTACAGGAGCCGGAGGAGCTACAACTACTTCCGGTTCTTTTTCTTTGTAAATAATCTTCGGAGCTGGCGGAGGTGGATTCATGATTTCATCACACATGTCCAACATACATTCATTGAGTTTCTCAAGGCCAGTCATTCCATATTTAAAAAACATTGCAGTCATTTTCTCTTTCATTTCGTCAATAAGAGAAAAAGCTTCAGAAAAAGCGGGGTTATTAATATAACCCGCACTTTCTACAATACTTTGTGGCTTTTTAGTGCGTCTGCGAACAGGCGCAGGTTCTACATAATTATCATCGTCAAAATCGGGTTCAGCAGGCATAGGAGCAGGACGCGGCGCCGGAGTAGGAGCCGGAGCTGGTGCCGGACGTGGAGCTGGCCTCGGTGAAGGACGCTGCGTACGGTGAGCTTCGTTAATCTCCGGAACTTCGTCATTATAAAAATCATCATCCTCTAGCTCATCGACAGAAACTGTCTGAGCTGTAGACTTGTAATTCTTATATGCCTCGAGTTGCTGTTCTTCGGTATAAGACGGGTCGTTTTTATGTAGAAAGCTTAAAAAATCACCTTTACTCATAATTATACCTTATTTATAGAAGTTATTTTCAAAATATAGAAATTTTTAAACTAACTTCGTCTTTACCTTGTCAATTAATCCGATTTTCTTTGCTTCATTTGCCGACATGAAGTTATCAAACGAAGTAAGTTCACGGAGTTCTTCAGTAGTCTTTCCAGTCTGCTTCTTGAACACGCGATTCATGCTATCGGTCCAGTTCTGTAATTCCTTCTGGAGAATGCTAACGTCCTTGAGACGACCAGCGAAACCATCGGCGACAATACCAGCCTGATGAATCATGATACGAGAAGACGGGAAAGCATAACGATGGCCAGGAGTTCCATTAGCGAGAATAACAGAAGCCATACTCGAGCAAGAACCACATGCAATCGTATTGATAATAATACCCTTACGCTTCAGTTCGTCCATGACATCGATGAGTGCGAAACCGGCGTCGCAATCACCACCAGGAGAAGAAAGGTAAATGGTAACAGGTTCCTTCAGGTCATCATCGTAGAACGAGAGACGCTGGATAGTGCGGATAGCGATACTCCAGTCAATAGCGCCCGTAATCCAAATACAACGCTTGACTTCGAAGTAATTCTGACGCATAATTTCGAAATAACCACCCATTTCGCCAAGAGGAATTCCCTGTTGCTCAGGTTCTTCCGGCTGGCCTTCAGGAGGAACAGCATTAGGATTTTCCGGACCTACTGGAGGCATTTGACCCGGATTCGGAGTAACCATCGGAGCAATTGGAGCTTCTACTGGCTTATTATCAGATTTCTTCTTTACGATGCGCTTTAAAGACATTTAAATATCCTTCATTATTTAAGTTGATTTCAATTTGCTTCTTGGATTTCGATCTTTCTTCAACATCGATCTCCGGGTCGAATCTAAGTTTGAACGGACCAGCAGACAATAACGGTTTTCCATACTGGATAACTGTATCGTTGCCAGAATACAGGACATACCTAAATCGTTTTGTGACATTGCGGAATTTGACATTCACGAAGTTTTCATCCAAAGACAAAACTGTGTATTCGTTACCATCAACGCCTTTGTAAGTTTTTCCGACTTCAAATTTCATGTTACACCAATTTGTTCTTTTCAAGGAAAACGCTAATCTTATGGTTAAGGTCTTCGTTCTTCAAGAAAATTGCCTTAAGTTCTTCATCGTTATAGTTATCGTAATTCTTTACGAAAACCTTTGCGTATTCTGAGAAATTTTTGTAGACATCTTCCAGAACAGACGCATAGACGGTCTTAACAAGGTTCAGAGGTGTTACTTCCTTTTGATTCATTCGAATATTCATTTACTAGATCCTTTAGTTTTTCGCAGAATTCTGCGTCAGTTTCAAATTTGGGCAAAATAGAAATAACATAAACCATCCAATCGTTAAGATTTTTCGGATGAACGATATTGTCTGTAACATGATTAGCTTGTGCCACCATGTCCTTCAAGGTCGCGAGGGTTTTCGGATTATTGATGACTTTCAAATAATCCTTTTCCTTTCGAAACAACGGTTGCATCTTTACTGGTTTATGTTTCTTCATATTTTACTCAACGATTTCAAGTTCTTCCGGGTCTGTCATCGGTTCTGGGCCATTCGACGGTTGGGTATTCTCGAGATACTTACCAGCATAGAGCACAGCAGTTTCACCTTGAATAGTATCAACCATGTCCTGAATTCCAGCCATGAAGGCGGACTCATTAGACTCTTCAGTTTTTTCCTCGACGTTGATATTCATCTTGTCGTAGGCTTCGAACACAGCCTTATTAATCTTGTCCGCAAGCGGCTTCTTAATAGGCTGAACGAAACACAGCTCACGCTTGTTATTCACGTTCTTAGGGTAAATAACGTAACGCTTGCCGTAGTAGTCCATCAACGTAAGGCCAGTAAGCAGAAGTTCGTGGTCAAGAATAACCTGACACTTGCCGAGCTTTCCGTACTTTACATTGTAGGGATAAATTTTGACTTTTGTTACTTCCATATTACGGTAAATCCTTTCTGTACTCTTCGAGAGCTTCAATATCCTTTGTAACCTTCATCAGGTCAATTTCCTTTGCCACAGCAATAGAAATGATGTCATTGAAGATACTCTGCACAGCAGGAACAGGTTCAACATCTGCGACTTTAATCATACGTTCTACGACTTCTGCAGAAGGAACCGGATGTTCATTAGTTACATTGCCACTTCCATCAACAAAATTCTTGAGGAAGTCATTAAGATAGAAAATAGCCTTTCCCAAATCCTGATACGGTGTTGCATGTTCAGGATCGGTCTTTACCTTATCAAGGTAGCGCATGGAATACTTCCATACATTTGCACAGTCACAATCAAGATAGCGTGTAATAGTAATAGTTTCAATTCCAGATGCGTTATTACAGTAATGATCAGGGTGATTAACGGCTCGGTCAATTTTTTTAAGCTGTTCTTCAGTATGCATTGTATTTTACCTTAAATTATTTAAATGTTTCGTTAGAGTTCAATGCTTTTAAAATATTTTCTTGCAATTCATGAGACTTATTGGCATGGTCTGTCAACTTCTTATCGAAAGCCCGGTCTTCTCGAATTTCTTTATTACGAGCAAGAGCCTGACTGATACGAATAGGAAGAAATACTGCCATAAAATAACCGAACGCCATCGCAATGTATGGAACGATGTCGGTCATAAAATACATTATTCCTTTCTTGAGTGTATCTCCAAACACGCCAAATGAGCCTAAAACTAGGGTATAAACCACGGCGCTAATAAGAGAACCGATAATGAGCTTCTTATTGGCCTTGATTTTAGACCAAAATGTTTTCATTTTGGCCTGAAAACCCTTCATCTTAGTCTTGAAATTTGACTTATTTGTCTGCTTAGATGTCTTCATTGTCTTCCAAGATTACTTCCACTGCCGAATCAGGAATCTGGTAATACTTAGTCTTAACGTAAGCACCCTTATCATTCTTCGCAGCGATGTTAAGTTCGATTGCACGCAAGTCCGTAAAGATAATGCGGTCACCAACAGATACAACACATGGAATACGGGAATCCGTGACAGGATTGTACTTGCCTGGGCCAACGGCAACAACTTCGCCATAAACAAGCTTACCCGAGCTATCAAGTTCCGGAATATAGATACCGCCAGCGGTCTTAGTGTCACCGTTACGGCGCTTTACAAGCACATAGTTATCATTCATCTTCATAGTTAAATTTCCTTTTACTTAATTTCTTCGTTATCGTCAAGAATGCAGGTACATTCGTTTTCTGGAACCTTAACAAGTTTGAGCTTAGATACGTTTCCGTTTTCGTCCTTGACAGAAACGGTAATTTCTGTAGCAACACCCGGATTATAAATCACACGGTCACCAACATTGAGGTTGATGGGCGCAATCTTATTGGTGTAAGGATTGAATTTACCCGGACCAAGCTTTACGATGGTACCAAGGGCCATAGGAATCGTTCCAATTCGGGGAATAAATAAGCCTCCGACAGTCATTTTGTCGAAAGGTTCCTCTTTTACGAGTACGTTATTTTCTGTAGTTTTCATCTCAGTTTCCTTAAATTTTAAATAGAAAGTCTTTCTTAGTGTACTTTGTGCTCTTATCGATGCACGAATTATTTATTAAAAACGTGTCGCCGATTTCGCAAATGGACTTTTTCTTGTCCTGACCGAAGTGCCAGATCTTTCCATTCACATTTAAATTCATCTTTCTGGGGTCATAATAAGAAACAACGACGTCAGGAACAGACTCCGCGATTTTACGGAACCTATCAACTTCATCGTTGTACATCTCATCGATATTGGTTGTCCACCAATTCCATTTTTTAATATTAACACTAGGGTCAATTCCAGACGCACCGCCAAATACATGCTTATCTACCACAACTACTTGCCCATCTAACCTAGTTGGCGTACAAAGTTTGCGCTGGAATGACCTTAGTGAATCTTTAACTTTTTCAAATTTCAAATCAAGCGGCATATCAGATTTCATATCACAACCACCATATACATACAGCACGTTTTTGTAATGCTGTCCGAGGTAAACCAGAAAACGTCTAGTCATCTCGTAGTCTTCCGATATGCCGCTTATACACAATACATCAGCAGGGAGAAATTCTTCATCAAGTAATTTCTTAAAATCAGCAAACATGTGCTTGCTAGGTTTAAGATTCAAATTATTGATGAAGAAACAATCCATGCTTACTTAGTCCAGATAGTAGTCCACTTTCCACCGATAAACTGTTCAATCTTGACAACTGAACGAAGACGCGGATTCTTGTAAGATTCCATGAGTTCTTCAGTATAGCAGTCAGAAGTAAACGGTTCACCATACGGTGTACCAGTTTCATCAACGTGATAGCGAGTAATGCGCCACATTAGGCCATAACCTCCTGTTGAAGTGTACGATAGAGAGCAACCATGTTGCGGTCGAGTTCAGAACGCTTGTGCTTGCCGCGAAGAACCTTTTCAGCCATATAGCAGATAGTTGCTTCAGTCTGAGAAAGTGCAACGAGACTTGAACGAGCATAACGGGCATGTTCCGGATTACGAACTTCCATACCTTCGAGCTGCAGACGGTCACGTGTTTGTTCATTGCCGGTTGTAACCACATAGGCCTTACCGGTCTTACGATTCATAGCATAATTCATATTAATCTCCTATTATTTGCTTGGTAATAACAAATATAGTTAAATGCCTGTAAATTATTTTTTAACATAGGAAAAAGATTTGAATTTTTTACAGGGCTGAAATGGGGAATAATATGAGTTCATTTTTAAGAGATAAGAGCTTGTCCATCATAGACTTAACGAATTTATGATGTACATCCGAATTTTTATCAAATAACGGATCTGTTTCATCTGTATGATTAACTATCTTACAAAGCTGACCAAGAGCCTGGTCATACTTGTTTAATACATGGAAAAATTCCAGAAGCCTTTCAAATGTAAACCATTCTCGGAATTTAGCGACGTTTTTGAAAGCTAACGTCTGATATTTATCGATACCGTCCTTAAAAAACATATCATCGAAATACTCGTACATTTCTTGACGAGCAGGACAGCCATAAGTATAATGTTCTTGAATAAATGAGTCGGCGACATAAATAATTCCGACCTTATTATCATCGGTTACGGCGATTTTGACATCGTGCACGCCAAAGGGCACAACAATACACGTACCATATACCTTAACATATGGAAATTTCAATTTAGTCATTTGTAGTGCGGTTTCAACAATTTCTATAACTTCTTTATTAGGGAAAGTTCCCCAATCTTCACGTATTAATCTGTCTTTTTTCGCCATATACACTTACCGTAATACATTGTACTACACAAGTATAATATAGTAAACAGACGGGCATTTGTAAACCCGTCCTGCTATATTATTTTAGCCTTTCGATTATCTTTTGGACAATTCCGTTATATCCGTCCTCAGTTCCATCAGCAACTTCATATTGTAAGTTATTTGAATCCAAAAAATCAAGCAATCGACCATCAATAGCCTTAGCTTCTTCTTCAGTTTGGTTTCGACCGTTAGGATTATATTTCTTGGCACGCTTTACAAAAATATTGAATGTATTTTTATATTTCTTCGCTTCATAAAGGCACACATCCTGATACGGTTTTTCATCGGTATACATTGCACCCATAGCAATCGGACTATCGGTAACAATCACATCGACTTTTCCGAGAAGTCTGGCAACTTTAAGGCATTGCTTACCCGTGACATACAGCTGACAGAACTTGAGCGGAAACTGATCATCCTGCCATACCCTATCCTTGGCATATTCTGAGACGTATTCGCAATCAACTCCAGCCATTTTAAGTTTTGCAAAAATATAAGCGGCTCCGGTTGATTTTCCCGAGCCTGGACCTGCATAAAGATTAACTAATAATGTGTCTTTCATAATTTTCACCTGTGATACAAATATAGTAAAGTTTTTATTACATTTCGTAACGTTTATAAAAATCTGTATTTACAAAAACGCTTCGGTTTGCTATATTTATTAATATGAAAATTGATTTATCGACTATCAAAAATGACCTTCTCACTTCTGGTATGAAACTTGCTTCCGCTATCGAAAGCAAGGGTTATGAAGCATACCTGGTTGGCGGTTGCGTTCGTGATATGGTTCGCTGGTCTCTCGGCCAGAGCGGTTTTCCTGATATTCATGATATTGACATCAGTACGAACATGCCTATCGAAGAACTGCAGAAAACCTTCAAGACCGCATCCAACAACGGTGAGACTCATGGCACTATTCTGGTTTTCCAGGACGGTGAACCTTTCGAGGTGACTCAGTTCAGAACCGACGGTGCATATACCGATGGTCGTCACCCCGATTCAATCACTTTCGCCAAGACTTTCAAGGAAGACTGCTTACGTCGCGATTTTACCATCAACGCTATGGGACTTAGCGGCAAGGGTGAAGTGATTGACTATTACGGTGGTATCGCTGATGTCGAAAACAGTATTATTCGAGCTGTCGGCAAGGCAGAAGATCGTTTTGCTGAAGACTACCTTCGAATTT